CCTATTTTATTTGTGGTGCAATGCAAAAACAAAATCCAGATTTGACCGCAGACATTTATGATGTTGAAGATGCCTATACTCCCGCATGGGGTTCATCTATGGGAATGACTTTAAATAGAACTTTTCCTGTTCCGTTTTGGGGGCTTGAAAACCTGTCTGATTTGGTGAAGGCAAATTTGGCGCTTGAGAACCCTTCAGAAGTTAGTGTTATTGATAGCCTTGCAGTTTTGCAGCCCCAACAGGTTATGGATAAAACTCTTGACGATTTGGGCATGAACGATAACATGATGAGAGCAAAGTTGTTGACTGACTTTTTCAACTCCATCAGAGATGGTTTTTGGTATCCCCCACAGGACTCTAATGGAAAACGGTCAAAGGATGCAAAACAGATAAAATTAGGACACACCCCTTGTTCTCTGATTTGTATTAACCATATTAAACCACACATGAAACAGGCGGGTGGGCGGTCATATGTAGAATATGAAACTGTGGGTGGGATGAGTTTACGATACCACGCCTCTATTAGGCTTACAGTAAGTCGAGCTGGGTTTGAAAAGACAGGAGAAAAGGTTACACACCAGCTTGTCAAAGTAAAAGCGGTTAAGAATAAGTATGGACCTCCACAAAGGGAGTGCGAATTAAGATTGTCCTTCTCCGGTGGATTAGAGGCAAACGAAATGGTAAACTATTTAGAATTGGCTCTTACAAAAGGTTTGGTGGAGCAGAAAGGGCCAATGATTGTGTCACCTCTACTTCCTAATGGGAAAATTAAAGGTAGACAGGCATTCAACGAATTGGTTGAGTCAACCCCAGACCTAAAGAAACTTTTTATCAATTGAGGGATGTATGAAAACAAAGCTCAGAAAAATCCTTGACAACCTTAGAGATGAAATTTTACATAAGACACAGGAGCAAGCTCATTGTGGTTGTTGTGGTTCCAGTCAAATTAATTGGTCTGCCATGAGAAGTAGTATACAAACAGAATTACTTTTAGATGACGCTGAAAAAGAGATTGAAAAGGTAATGGTTTTGACTGAGTTGATACCAAAAACATCATTTTAACAGAGAAGCAATATGCAACATATAACAAAAAAATTCAGGCCCAAGAAGTTTAGTGAAGTTATTGGACAACGGTTAGCCGTTGAGATGCTGACTGCCGCACTTAAGGCAAAGGTTATCCCGCCTGCATATCTGTTCTCAGGTATAACAGGCGGAGGGAAAACCACAAATGCACGATTATTGGCAATGTCATTAAACTGCAAAAACCGTGCGTTGAATAGTGTGGAACCCTGTGGCGAATGCTCTGCGTGTAAAAATATTCTTAATGATTGTTCAGAATACCTTACTGAGAATGATGGGGCTACAAAAGGCGGGGTAGATGATGTCAGAAGTTTGATGGGATCAATAAAATATGTGGTTCCAGATGGCTCCTATAGAATTGTGATTATTGATGAATGTCACGCACTCACAAAACAGGCGTGGCAAGCAGCCTTAAAAAGCATTGAGGAACCTCCTAAAAACACAGTATTCGTGTTTTGCACAACAGAAATTCAAAAGGTTCCCCCAACCATCATGACTCGCTGTGTAAAAGTACAGTTTCAAAGTGTTGATGATTCTATACTTGTCGGAATACTAAAAAACATTCTTGCAATTGAAAACGTTCCGTATGATGAAGAAGGATTAAACCTTATTGCGAAATACGCCAAAGGGTCGATCAGGGACAGTCAAAGTATTCTTGAAGGTTTCATCAGAACAGGTAAAGTATCTGAAAAACAGATTGAGGGGTTTTACCAAACCGTTGATCCTGCAACCGTGTTAACTTATTTTAATTATGTTATTGAAAAGGATATTAAGGGTGCATGTACGATGGTTATGAACTGGCTAAAACTTGGGGTAGCCCCAGACTACATTATGACTGCTTTGTTAGAACACCTTCGAAATATGATTATGGAGTTTACTATAAAAGATAACTCATTAAAAGCACTTCTTAAGTCACAGAAAGAAAAGATTGGTGAAGGCCGTGTAGTGGATTGGATTCAATTCTTCTATGATCAAATGAAATTCATCCGTGATTATCCTATGGAACACACATTAGTTATGGACTTAATCACCATCCGTCTGGTAGATTCCATGAGCGAGAGGAAACCAAGGGCAAAAGCAGAAAAATCAGAAAAACAGGAAAAAGAGGAAAAAACAGCAAAAACAGAGGCTTCTAAGGTTGTTGGTGCTCTGGATAGACCCCTTCTAAACAGGCTCCAAACGCTCTGCGGAGGGGTTATTACGCAGGTTGACCCCCAATTCCGTGCTGTGACCCTAAAAACCCCACAAGCTACATTTGACGTTGTTTTGGATGCCTCATTAGTCCGTAATGAATATTACATATTGTCAGATAATTTGTCAAAGGTTATTGATGGATTCCCCAATTCAATGGATGACGAAACACTATTTATAGACCGACTCAAATAGGAACCGACATGATAAACATGGTTATGAGTGAGGATGATTGTCATAGAGCTATCTCCCTTGGGTCTAAACGAAATAATATAAAAACATCCGATCTAGAACGTGGGAAGTGGACTCACCCCCTTGGAGTTTTATCTGAAATTGGACTATCTAATCTAACAGGAGTTCCCGTTGATGAATCAATCCACAAGGGTGGGGATAACTCTGATCTAAATGATGTAGAAATAAAAACGGGAACGTTTCCCATTGACAACCTTGATTTAAAAGTAAAAATGTCGGAGTTTAATTTAAAAAAACCAAGAGCATATATTTTATGCTGGACATCGAAAGATGTTTTTGCTTTAAAAGACCATTTGGTTATTATAGTTGGATATATATTATACAACGATTTTTGTGTAAAGAAAAATTTTAAGAATTATGGTAAATATAATAATTGGGTTGTCCATTGTAGCGAACTTGTTGATGCTACCCCAGAAAATATTATTAAATTAATTAATAGTAAAGAGTCCGTACCAATTACATCAAAGATTGATGTAATCCTATTAAATCGACTCCAGACTCTATGTGAAGGGTCTATTTATCAATGTAACCCAACCTTTAGTGCTGTAACCCTTAAAACCTCAAAAGCTATTTTTGATGTGGTGTCTGACAATTCATTAGTCAAATCAGACTATTACATTTTATCAAATGACCTATCAAAAGTTGTTGAGGGATTTCCTAATACGATGAACGATGCAAACCTTCTGAGGGAAAGGCAATGAAACCTAAAATTACCAAAGTAAAAGAAGCCAAGAAAAAAGAATATTTTCAAAAGTGTGTGGTATGCAAAATAAAATTAATTGCAGACTCCATTTACGAGCCTTTTTCCGTAAATAGTATTATAGGGCAAAAAGTGCCAAAACTATTTTCTTATCTAAAATGCCCTAAATGCGGGTTGATGTATCAAAAAACAGACAAAACCTTAAAGAAAGAAAAAGAACAAAAAGAATATATTGGGTTTGGAGCATTGGATGAAGGAGTGTCCATAACAAATCCTTTTGCATGTAGTATATTTCCAGTCAATTTAAAATAGGAGAGTGTTATGACAATGATCGACCCAATCCATGAAGATTCCGCTATAAGTAATTCCAAAATGGAAATACTTAAGATTATTGCACAATGTAACAAAACAATTGTAGAAAACATGAGTACTGTTGGTTCCGGTCTTTATATGGGGAGTGGAAGCTGTTTGACCGTTCAGGGTGATATGAACATGGGCCAGATTCCAGAACGGGTAACAGATGTTTTTATGACAACCTCCACAACTGGAAGCTGTACAGGAGATGTGAACTGGGACTTAAAGAAGCCAATAGGAAAAACCAAGCTAACAAAAAAGAAGGTTAAATGAAAAAGAAATTTATTATCTGGCCCATAGCTATTGCGATTTTTTCCACAATATGTTATATTATATCTAAACTATCACATAAGGAGAAGGTATGAAGTTCAAAGTTTTGAAAAACGACATCGTTGACCAAATCGGTCTCGTGAGCATTGTTTCTGGACTAAAATCAGTAGGCGCTTCACCTGCTGAAAGTTCCTGCTTAATGTTCACCCCAACAACCTTAAGAATTTTCAACTCAAATGAAGCAAATGCAATCCTTGTTGAAAATATCCCTATTACCGCTGTGGAGGGAATAGATGAGGTGGTTGACAAGTGTCTGATGGTAAACACCAAAAAGTTGTCCAGTATCATTAGGGGTAGCGGTGAGGAAATACTTGTAACGGTGTCACAAGATAAAATTACTGTTGGGGAGGGAAAGCGAAAGTACGACCTATCCCTATTCAGCGTAGAAAGAAAAGAAGTTCCCGATTTCAAACTGAATGACCAAAAGATTGAGACAAAGAAGGTTTTGAAAGACCTTCAACATTCACTAAAGGTAACAAACAGTACGGAACAAGCGTCAGAATGGTCTGGAACCCTGTTTACGGGAAACAAGATGTTATCCAGCGATAAAACATCTGTTCTTTGTATTACCAGTGACTTCTTCAAGGAAGCCCCCGATTACTTGTTTTCCTGTGATTTGTTTGCCAGTTGTCTAAAAGGAAATGAGGACTTCTTTGTTGGAACAGATTCTGATAATAAGAAAGTGGTTATAAGGTTTGGCAATGTTACGCTATACAAAAACAAGCTTGCTGAAAACTTTCCAAAGGATACCGTTCTTGAATACATCGAAAAAGCCGTTGGTGAATCGGAGAAGTCCCCAAAGATAACCGTAAATGTTTCAGATTTTTCAAACAAACTTAGGGAAATTAGGGACATCGTTGAGGCAAATGATTATCAGTTAGAGTTCAAACCTGACACAATCAGTATATCAAACAGCAACGTTGGCAGTGGTGCAGAGGGTTCCATTAGCTTGGATGTTAAATCTGAAGCAACCTTTGAACCTGTATCCGCCCTATTTGCGTACAACCATCTAAACGCTCTTTGTGAACTGTTTGATGGGGATATCGTCTGCTATGTGGTGCTCCGAAACAAGAAGATTATGTATTTACTAGTGAATACAGAAAAGAAAGTGTTCTTTTTCGTTCCCAAGGATATTTGATGAATACAAAGAAACGGAGTTGCAGTATTTGTGGTAATCCACTCAAAAAGGATAAACAACTTAAAAATTTTGTAGATGGGGCAACTTTTGAGATTTCGTTTGGTTATCCAACCCCACTTGATGGGATAACATTTTCTGGAGCGCTATGTGTTGTTTGTGCAGACAGATTAGCACAATGTGGTTCTTTAAAAATGATACACAATGAATTTGGGGAAGAAACGAAATATATCCCATTATTTAAATGATAATACCCTCATGTAAGCAGTGCTATTTAGGGCAACATTCACAACCCAATACCAAATTAGTAAACGGTATTGGTAATTCCAAAGCCCAAATAATGTTTGTTGGTGAAGCGCCAGGACAAACAGAGGCGTTTACCGGCATACCATTTACAGGGGACTCCGGAGAAACCTTCAATGAGCTTCTTGCTCTTGCAGGGATAAAAAGAGAAGACTGTTACATAACAAACGTATGTAAGTGCTGGCCTTGGAAGCTTGAGGATAACAAAAAAACTGGTGGAAAGTCGCTTGGGAACAAAGAACCAAAAGAATTTAAAGCAGAGATAACCATATGTAAAAAGTATCTTGTTCAAGAGATAGATGAAGTAAATCCAAAAGTTATTGTAGCATTAGGTGGAACCGCGCTATCTGTTTTGGAGGACAAAGTATCTAAAATTACAGAGCGTAAGGGTATTCCAGGTCTATACGGGAAAAAGAACTCATCTAGCCTTTATGGAAATAGAACATACATTATGCCAACCCTCCACCCATCCTACGTTAGAAGAAATGGAGGGGTAAGTACAGCGTTAGGAATTACAAAAGTTGCAGAAGAGGTGATATCCCATTTTAAACGCGCCCAAGAGATGGTGACGGATCAAACACTACACCTTGCCCACCAATATACATTAGTTGATTCTATTGAAAAGATGGAAGAGTGTAAAAAAGTAATTTTTGAAAAGAAGGTTTGTGCCTTTGATATTGAGTCCGTTGGGCTTGGAATTGACGATGATATTTTGGGTATCGGCTTTGCAACAGACATTGGAAAAGCCTATTATATCCCATTTTTGGTTAAAGCTTTTATGAGCACTAAGCTTGAAAGGTTTTTTAAACCAGATGATGAAAAAGTAATATTGGGACACCTTGCAAATATATTAGAATCTGAAGAAGTTTACAAAACAGGGCATAACTCAAAACTAGATATTAGAGTCATTAGAAAAAAATTAAACATTGAGGTAAAAAATCTGTATTGGGACTCTATGTGTGGCGCGTATCTATTAAATGAGAATGGGAAGCATGGATTGGAAGACCTTAAAAATGAGTTCTTAGATTTATTAGGGTATACAGACAAGTGCAACAGGGAATCAAATAATCAACATAATATGTCAAACTGTTCACTCAAAACAATATCTGATTATTGTATGGGGGATTGTGACGCTACCTATAGGCTGACAAAGAGCCAAACAAAGGAGTTTGAAAAATATCCCGATTTTCAATGGCTTATGGACAACTTTTATACCCCCCTAATGGATGTATTTAGCGATATGGAGTTTAATGGGGTGATGTATGACGCTACGACTGCCAACGAAAGAAAGATATCTTTTCAACAGCAGGCTGATGAGCTATTAAAAAAAATGCATATGTTGGTTGGATTTCAATTCAACCCAAATTCTCCACACGATCTTATAAGGGTATTATTTAATGTTCTAAAGTTACCCAAGGTAAAAGAGACAAAAGAGCATAACATCTGTACAGATAAGGATGTAATGACAGAGTTGGCAAAGGTACATGTAGTCCCAAAAATGATTGTAGACTATCGACATCTAAATAAAATGAACTCTACCTATATAGACAGGATGCTTGAAGAAATGGACTCTGATCATAGAGTCCACTTACCCTATAATCCTATAGGCACTGTTACTGGCAGACCCTCTAGCAGGGGGTTAATGAATATCCCAAAAACAGGGGATATTAAGAGTCTATTTATGGCCCCAAATGGTAGTAAGCTCGTACAAGGAGATTTGTCACAAGCAGAAGTCAGATGCTTTGCCCACTACGCCAAAGAAGAGTTCTTAATAAAAACCTTCGCAACAGAAGGTATAGATGTTCATTGTTTAATCGCTTCGGAAGTTAAAAATATATCCTATGAAGAACTGTTTAGGAAATCAAAAATAGAGGAGATACAAGAATTTGTTGACCTTCGACAAGCTGCAAAAAGCTTAGTGTTTGGGATACTTTATGGTAGGGGTGCAGAATCGGTTGCAGAAGAAAACAATTTATCATTAGAAATGGCAGAAGATTTTCTAAGAAGGTTCTTTAAACGATTTCCAAGCTCAAAAAAGTGGATAGATGATACACACAAATTGGTACATGAAACAGGCCAAGTACAAAACATTTTTGGGCGCATTAGACGACTACCTGCAATCTTCTCAAATAAGGTGGATCTTGTAGCAGAGGCAGAGAGACAGTCGGTAAACTCAATCGTTCAGGCAACTGCATCAGATTGGACTATTTTGGCTTTAATAGCAATTTATAGATACATTAAAGAACACCAAATGCCAGCAAAGTTGGTTCTAACTGTATATGATAGCATTGTAATCGAAACAAAAGATGAATACATTGAGCAAGTTAGAAGGTTGCTTGTAGATAACATGGAGCATAAATGGCATCAAGATTTTAGCGTTAAAATGAAGTGTGACACCGACATTTATTCTTATTGGGGCAGAAAAATTAAGAAGGTAGCTTGACAAAAACCTTAAAATTTATTATATTATATTAATGAATATCTTCGCCTCATCCGACCACCATTTCGGCCATAAAAACGTCATAAAATACTGCAATCGTAAGTTTAGCAGTATTGATGATATGGATGCCTTCTACATTAAACAATGGAACGAAACGGTTAAACCAAATGATCACATGTATTATTTAGGGGATTTGTCGTTTCATCCAGAGCAATATTTAGATAAGTTAAACGGACAAATCCATTATATACTGGGTAATCACGATTTTAAAAAAGGTAACAAAATAATCACATTTAAAAATGTGGTTAGTGTAGAACGGTTTGAAACCATAAAATTGGATGAAATTGATATAACCCTATGTCACTATGCATTACGAGTATGGCCGAAGTCCCATTTTAACTCATATAGCCTACATGGGCATTCACACCAACATTTGGAAGAATGGGGGAAGAGCCTTGATGTGGGCATTGATGCTGGGCACATATTTGAATGGGCTGAAATAAAAGAGATAATGAAAAACAAACCGGATAACCCCAATCTTGTAAAGAGGGAACATGAAAGAATTGAGGACATAGTTGGCTAAAGAACAACCTGTTGTACTAAAAGGGGTGGTCATAGACGCAAAGCCTGGGGCTACATTTGTTGTTGAACTCCAAAATAAACACAAAATTTTGGCGAAGGTTTGTGGAAAGATGTTGCTAAATCTCATCCACGTTATTGTGGGGGACAAAGTTACCGTAGAATGCTCTCCTTATGATTTAACACGCGGTAGGATTACCGTGAGGGAGTTGTAATGCTTATAGGACTAATTGGAAAACTAGGGTCTGGAAAAGACGAAGCGGTAAAACAATTACAGAGTATGGGGGCAGACATTGTAAGGGTTGCCTTTGCAGACGAACTAAAAGATATGGTTCGGCAATATTTTGGTATTTCTAAAAAAGAGATTTTGGAAAAACCTCAACACATTAGGGATATGCTACAAAAAGTTGGAGATATTATTAGACATGCCGATCCCGACTATTTTGTTTCCGTTGTGGCAAAGAAAGTAATGGCAATGTCTGAAAGAATTACCAGCCTTGATAAGCACATTGTTATAAGTGATACCCGCTTTATGAATGAATGCAACTATATTTCCATGTACGGGTTTAACGTCAAGGTTATACGTAATAAACGAAATATAAAGTATAATTCAAAAACGTACAAACATCCCTCCGAAACTACTGTGGACAAACTAAAGTATGATTTTATTTTATATAATGATGGGGCAAAAGAAGAGCTTGGGAAAAGACTCAAAGCACTTATTCAAAATATGAAAACAAAGTTCGCACTAGAGCATCCTGCAAACAAATTTCTTAGTAGAGGAAAGCTGTGATCCTTATTGGTGATAGTCATATACAACGTACCGATCCCCTTGGTATCATTGAGGAGGATGGGTTAAACACCCGTCTAAAGGACAAGCTGGCCGCAATCTCTTATTGTGTAGATTACGCAGTAAAAAACAATCATATGATAGTGTTTTTGGGGGACACATTTCACGCAGTCAATCCAACAGAAACCTTGCGTAAAATGTTTTGGCGAACCCTTAAACCCGCATTGGACAAAAACCTTCAAATACGTATTCTTATTGGGAACCACGATACTACAGGGCAGTCATACAATTTTTCAGGTGATCGGGAGATTTTGGCAAAGAATATAAAAATTATTCAAGAGTACGAAACGGAAACATTTGGAAACCAAATAGTACATTATTTTCCTTTTGCACCTAAAGAAAAGATTCTTGAGTGGTTTAAAAATGTAAAGGATACAGATTTGGTTTTAGGACATTTTGAAATAGAAGGTGCAGAGCTTGCACCAGACAATACCTCTATCAGGCAAGGGTTAAAGCTGTCCGATCTTACAGGAATGGTTCTTCTTGGGCATATACATAAATTTCAAATTTTACGCCAATTTCCTCTTGTTGCATATGTAGGTTCTAATGTTAAGTGTGACTTTGGAGAGGTGAATAATCGGAAGGTTTTTGCTGTGGTTGGTAATAAAATAGAGTTTATAGATATACCCCAACGAAAAATGTATCAAGCAGAGATAAACGAAGCTGCTCCTGCAATCCTTTCGCCAGAACTTACCCCAAAGGAATATTACGAAAATGGAGTACTGTTAAAGTTTAAATTCAAAGGTTCAAAGGAGTGGGTTAAAACCGTCAACAAACCAATGTTCAAAAAGAGGTTTAAAAACGCCATACGAGTTGTGACGGAAGAAGAGTTCATTGATACAGACCGCAAAGAGTCTATCGTCACATCCAATATGGAAGAGAGGGTTGCACATTATATAAAAGAAAAGAACCGCCCAAAATCTTATCTGGATGTTGGCATAGAGATTACGAAGGTTGTTAATGAGGTTGAGTTATGAAATTAAAAACCTTAAATATACACAACCTGTACTCATTTGGGAATGCTGTCTGTGTATTTGCAGATGGCAAAACCATCATACTTGGGAAGAACAATGATGATGCTGGCATGGACAGTAATGGTTCTGGAAAGTCATCCATCCCAAACATTGTATTTTGGGTTATTACAGGGGAAATCTTCCAAAAGGAAAACACTGACGAAATCATTAGACATGGAGAAAAAGCAGGTTATGCAGAACTAACCATTTCGGACGGTTCTAATGAGCTAAAGATATCACGAGGCAGAGGCAAGAAGTTTTTAAAAGTCATTTATAATGGGCAAGACAAAACTTGTACCACCGACAGTGAAACACAAAAAGAACTGTTTAAGATACTAAACGTGTCGCCATTGCTTAAACCATCAGAATATGTTTCCGACTATCTCAATACCACATATTTTAGCACCGCAACCGTAAAAGGGTTTATGTCAAAAGACACAACCTCAAAGGAGAGGTTTGGTCTTATTGAACGGTTTATTGGGGCTAAAAAATACACGTATGCGTCAAACTATGCCAAGGACAAAAAGAAAGAGCAACTGTCAAAGATTACGGGACTGTTGGAAGAAATTACTGTTAAGGAACAGTTTTTACGGGACAACCCTGAAGAGGGGGTGAAAACAAACCTTATTGAGCAGGAGGCTGACTTAGCAATAACAACCACAAAAATAAAAGAATATGAGGGAGTCATATCGCAGTTTCAAGCTAAAAGAGCGTTGAAGAAAACAATTGAGGCACAGGAAAATGCGTTAAGTGAGAAGAAAAAATCCGTTACAGACAGGCTTGATGTTATAGACCAGCTTATTACTAAAAACACTAAGGACATTGAGAGTCTTCATGCCGAAATACAAAGGAGAAAAGCATTAAAACTTGAGGTTGAAAAAGACCAAGCAACAGCTACAATCCATATTGGAAGACAAGCTAAAATAGAGGAGCAGATAGCTGCTCAAAATAAAAGCTCTACAGAGTGCGCTTCATCAAATGGCGTTCTTCAGATGGAACTTAAAAGCCTAAATAACCAATTATCTAATAACTACAAATGTCCTAAATGCGCCACTTCCTTGATGATGAATAAAAATGAGCTATCCGAAATAAATATTTTAGCCCTCCAACAAAGAAAAACTGAAGTAGAAACTGCAATAGGATTAAATAACAATACTTTACAAAACAACGTAAATATTATAGAAGCACTTGGATCCGAAGTTAGAGCCATCACAACCTTTTTACAGCAATACAACACTAAAGTTGGAGCTTTGAACTCCACCTCTATAGAAAAAGTAGAAAGTCAAATCAAAGAACTTGAGCAATCCACAATAAATTTTACCAATCAGAACAACTCTATAGTGGACCAGGGAGAAGTGGAGGTAAACCAGCTATATTGTGAAATAGACCGATGGAAACATGAATACAATGCAACACCAGACCTTGACCCCACAATCGAAACAAACTTGGCGGAAGAGAAGCGTAAGCTGGAATTTATTAATCGTGAAATAGGGCAGCTAACCAGAAGATTGGAAGAAATAAAAAAAGTAAGAATAGAACTTGGAACCATAAATAATAAAGTTTCAAATCAGAAAACCATTGTAGATATGTTTGGGTTTTGGGAGATCGGGTTTAACGAAATAAAGATGAATATCATTGATGAGTTTCTACCTGCCTTCGAGGAACGGGTAAATCATTATTTAGCAAAGCTTAAGGTAGAAATGAACGTGTCGTTTGATACACAGAAGGAGAAGGCTATTGTCACAAAAAAGGATGCCGATTTGGGACGTATGTATAAAGAAGAGTTTAACGTAGAGGTTCTTAAGGGAGATATTAACATCCCATTTGGAATGCTGTCACAAGGAGAACGTGGACGTATAAGCTCATGTGTTGGATTGGCCTTGCGTGAATTAACAAAAGAGAGGGGTTCAAACATATTTGACTTCTTTTTTATGGATGAGATTGCAGATGCCCTTGATGAAACGGGTTTGAAGGAACTCACAATGCTACTAGATGAAACAGAAGGGCAGAAAATCGTTATTAGCCACAACGATGCATTTAAAGACTATTTTGATAACAAAATAGTCGTAGAAAAAACAGATGGCGTATCAACCATCAATGATAAAGAGTAAATTAAGTGATCAAGAGATAGACATGCTTTTGGCTTGGGCGGCATCCAAACCAGAAAATGTTGTAAAGTATGTCAACAAACTACTATATGAAAGAAGTTTGAAAGACGATGGTTGCTTTTTCCCAATAGCCTTTCGGACAGAAAATGGGTGCTTTGCAAAGGAATGTATGAGGAAAATAATTGACTTTATTGAACAACTTAATAACAGGAAAGATAAGAAGGTTGTAGAAAAAACCATAAAATACATTAGGAGTCTATGTGCTTAATCTAGTCCAACTAAATTATAACGAATTATCAAAGTCAAAAAATCCTTTTGCTGATTTTGTAAAGATTATTCGAGAGCATCTTAAATCTGTAAAAGCCTCTTATGAGGAAGATGTTGTGCAGCAAAAAGAAGCGTTGGTGAAACTTCAGAATTCCATAGCAAAAGACAAAGACACAACTGTAGTGAAGGTTCAGTTAGATACCAACGGAAAGGCACTTGAGCAGCTTATTTTGGAATCTGAAACCAAGCTAAGTGTCTTAAAGCGGCTATATAACGAAGCTAAAAATGTAAAGATAGACTATTTTGACCACATTGTTACAGAGATTGAAAGCCATATTGCCAAACGAGAGACAGAAATAAAAACATATACCAGAATTAAAGAAAGCTTTGTTTCATTTGATAGTCTGTCAGAGGAAGAAAAGCAAAAGCGGTTAGAAGGGTATAACAAAGCCATTTTAAGTAATATTGAGCAGTGCGAAAAATCCATTTCAGAGTATCAGCATAACATAAGATATTTTGAGGACACTCTTAGTAAACTATGAAAAAGATAAGTCCTGATTTAAAAAGCGTGGAAAATGCATCTGGCCTTAAATGGTATATCGGGTTATACCTTGGGCTGGCACGTGTCTTTATGAACATAATAAAAAAGAAGGTTTTGGTACATGAAAATGTAAAGTCTATTTTGATCCCATCCATTTCAGCCAAAGATCCAGTCACTAAAAAAGATATTCTGATAAACATAATGGACAGATATTTCTTTGTTGGAACAGAAAAGGAAGTAAAATCAGAGCAGGACATTGGACTTGAAGATACTTATGGTACAATCATCCTTCTAAGAGACGAGAATCATAAGCTATCAAAGATATCCATAAAAGACATTGAAAAGGTTATAAATAGTCAAGTAAAGAAAAACATTCAAGAGAACGTAACCATAACTATTACTGCTGGAACCTTTAAAAACTGGCAGGGTGTGGTGGAAAAAAAGCACCATGATAAATTGTTGGTACGATTCATGGTGGACAAGTATGACTATTCAACTGAAATTTCGCCAATACTATGCAGATTGTAGATCAAGTACGCGAAGAGTTCAATAGACCAGAGGATATTTTTAACGATACCTCCATTGATAATGCTTTAAAAGATATCAAAGAACATCTTACAAAAGAAGAGCTTCTTTGTGTCGCCCTGTATAAACATTCTAAAAAACAGCGTAATGATGTTTATCGTGTTTATCTGGAAAAGCATTATGGAAAAACCTTAACATGTTCTGGGGTTTCAAAACGCAAAACCCGCACATTAAAAGTTTTAAAGGCTGTCGGTGCAATGCTAACATACAAACAAGGCAATGGTATTGACATCAGAATGAGAAGGTTGCTTACAAAACGGCAATATGCTATAGTTAGTATGTATGAACGAAGGTTGCCAAACAATGAAATTGCAGAAAAGACAGGAGTTGGAACCCATAGAGCCGTTGAGAGGGTTTGGAAAAGGGCAGTCCACAGATTATATGAAAAAGGGGATGAAAATTTAAAGACTTATTTGGAATATCTTAAAATCGTATTAAGGTTCTCAAACAAGCACCCAATAACCAATATAAAAAAGACTTGACTTTTTCTCTAAAATATGTTATATTATAAGTAGAGAAAAAGGAGGTTTTATGAAATATCTGATTTTAGCAATCTTTATGGTTTTTACGATGTCAGAAGGTTTTGACATCAATACCGACAGGGCAGCGGTGAGGGCTATTCTTGATTCTAATGGGCTTCAGAGCGTTCCTATTGGGGACTTTAGTCACGAAGGTTCACTTGGGCGTATCATTCACATCTATCATGATGGAAATTGGATTTGGAGCACCCCAAAAAAATATGCCAAGTTGACGAAGATTCCGGCAGAGATCGGCAACCTTACGGAACTGCAGGAAATTGACCTGCTAAACAACTCCATAACCTCCATTTCAGATAGCATTAGAAATTGTAAAAACCTTCAAAGGTTTGACGTTTCAAACAACCTTTTAGACTCCCTACCAAAATTAAATTTTAGGTCTATTGCGGCATTTTATTTTAAAGTATACCACAATAAATTACAGAAAGTATCAGACAGCATTTGCAACCTTCGACAACTTACATGGGATACCCTTCGATTAAACGACAACCTTCTAAGATCCCTTCCTTCGTCTATCGGCAACCTTAAATCCTTGGTTTCGATCTATGCCCAAAACAACCTTCTGGATTCCATCCCATCATCTATTGGCTCCCTCCCAAACCTACACTGGTTGCAAATGGATTACAATAACATAACATACTTGCCCAAAACCATCGGAGATACCGGAAAATGCATTATAGTTTGGGCAGACCATAACAAAATAAATAGTATCCCAGTTGAAATGATTAACTCACATGTTGGGGCGTTATATCTTGACTACAATTGCATTTGCGCCAGAAATTCGGCGTACAACTGGTTCACTTCTAGCAACTTTAATCTTGATGGTTGTGGGGCCATTTTGTACGCTGATAATCAGAATTGCACCCGTATTGAGTCACAACCTTCTTCACCCTTAGAACCCTTTAGCATCTACCCTAATCCTTTCTGTGGCACAACCTTCATTAAGACAGAAGGTTTGACAAAGATATTTGATTTGTCTGGACGGCTAGTACTTCAAACCTCAAAGAACACGGTTTTTAACGCCCTTCCAGGCGTTTACATTCTTAAAAGCAATGGCAACATTAAGAAGGTTGTTTCCATAAGATAGGGGAAGCCATGTTAAAAGGTTTCAGCTTTGCTAAATGGGGTAAATATCCTGCAAAAGGTGTGTATTATTGTTTACCAACGAAAGACTGCTCTCATTGGCTACTATATAAGGTTACAGAACGCAATGTAGATACGGGCACTGATTTTATCCCTGATTATGAATTAACACACGGAATGCAATTTGAATTTGTTGTACAATATTTTCAAGAAAACTTCAACGTAGATATTTCAGATATTGACAAAACATGCTTACCTCGTGGACGAGTAGACCCAGCAACCGTAGATGGAAAATCTGTGTGGGTGGTACTACATGGAGGAGATACCCCACAACGAATTCGTCATCAAATTATTTCTGAATTTGGGTTGGAAGGAAATCCAAATGTAGTTTGGGAAGAGGATACGTTTGAGAGGATGAATCCAGACGCAGAACAGCGTTTAATCCATAGAGTTCCTGCATTAGAAGGTTTGTACAAAAAAGGATACTAATCAATAAAATATATGAATCTTTATTTGATTGATGGGCATGCGGTAGTCTACAGCTACTACTACGCTTTCCAAAACAACCCTCTGACAAATTCCAAAGGTGATAACACCTCATCTATGTTTGGTATGGCAAAAATCCTCACAACCCTATTTAAACACTATGAGATGAGCCATATTGGGGTTATATTTGATTCACCCTATAAGACATGGCGAAAAGAACTCTATCCAGAATATAAAGCAACCAGAAAATATGTTGATGACATAAAGCCACTTATTGAAAAAACATACCTTATGTGCAAAACATGGGGTATATATAGTGAAGCTTTTAAAGGGCTTGAGGCGGATGACATTATAGGCTTCATAGCAAAAAAAGCAGAGGCGGATGGCTTTAAGGTTTTTATTGTAACCAAGGACAAAGATTACTGCCAGTTAGTTTCAGACAACATTCTTTTGGTTGACCTTGGAAGCAAAATAGGTAAAGAAGAGTCTACCATAATAGACCGTAATGCTGTTAAGGAAAAACATGGTGTATACCCTGAACAGATACCAGACTATCTTGCACTTATTGGTGATTCGTCTGACAACATATCTGGCGTACCAAGCATTGGGAAAAAAACAGCGGCGGAGCTAATTTCAAAATACGGTTCTGTCAAAGGAATTCTAGGAAGTCTTCAAGACATGAACGAAAAGAAACGAAAGCTGTTTGGAGAACACTCATTAACCCTTGAACGAGACCTTATCCTCACAAAATTCAAAACTGATATTGTATTACCCATTAACTGGGACGAGTTTCAAAAGCCCCAAAACCACAACATAAAATTACTTGAATTACTTGAGAATGAGTTTGAGTTCTACTCTATTTTGAAAGAACTTGTCTAGAACTGATTGAACCCATCAAGTCGTTTGAACACCCCATTTTTCATAACTATACCAGGGGAACGGACATATAAATCTGGCGCATGTCCCGAAACATATACTTTACCAATAACAATTCCTCCAATAGTCTCATTAGAATCAAGCGGTGGGTAATACCCATAAGCCGTACCGATTGGAACTGCGATAGCACTTTGAGATGCATAAAATTCCACTTCAGGTTCAAATTTTGTTGCCCTTGGTAATTGGTACACCGCATGATCTGTATAATCCATTAGTTTATAATAACCCCTGTTACGTACACAAAGATAGGCGTAACTTCCATAAATATCCGAATCCATAGTTGCGGGGAAAGGAACTGTAACCAACCTTCTTTCAGATAAGTGTATTCTATTTCCATAACCATCATAGGCTGTTCCACAATTTATAAGGTATTCCGTTCCATTTTGGAAAAGAATCTCAAAGTTACCATCAGCCACACTTGTAGTTGACGGCACAAACCCCGCATAGGACGAGCTTGAGCATGAGCTAAAGCTTGAACTGGAACTAGAGCAACTTGAGCTAGAGCATGAGCTTGAACTTGACGACATATTATCCCTTAATAAGTATTTCTAACAATCCCCGGATATTTTAATTTGTTCACAAAATGCCGCTTCACTTCCGTTTGCAGAATCTCTACACTTCTGTCCATAACCCTATTTTCTACATTGAATCCGCTATTAAAAGTGTATTTTGGGTTCCCTGTAGGATTAAACGTGTAGTTGATTGCATTTGACTCTGGTGTAAACAATACAGGTCCAAGAGATGAGCAGGATGAAGAGTAACTTCCTAGACCTGCAATACTAGAACCCGATATGCTAGAGCTTGAGCATGAACACGAGCTTTCGCTACAGCTTGAAAAGCTACTTGAGGAAAAGCTACAGCTACTTGAGCATGATGAACTGCTAGAACAGCTTGACGAGCAAGAACAGCTACAACTACAAGAACAACTACTTGAGGAACAGCTTGAACAGGAGCACGAGCTTGAGGAACAACTTGAACAAGAGCAACTACACGAAGAACAACTTGAACTTGAACAACTACTAGAACAACTGCACGATGAGGAAGAGCAACTGCTTGACGAGAATGGGGGAAACAACCAATTGTTATTGTTGTGTGAATCAACACTAGTGCCGTCAGATGCATCGATTTGACTTCCAATGGAAGCGTTACTATATGAGACATCAACATATGTTACAGAAGGAGTAAGATCATCAACATCCAAAAACCATTGTGCTACCCCTGTTGGACGTAAAGTTAAAACATTTCCAGCAGACCCATTCCATGCGATAGCTGCAAAGTTAAAAGTTTCTCCACTACCAAAGGATATGTAATCATTAGGCCGTAGAGTAAACGTGCCAAAGCACGAAAATCCACTTGGGAACGATATGTTTCTTCCAGCCCCCGCAAGAGTCCCAATAACTCCGAAGGTTGCTCCATCAAAATCCATTGAACCATCCGCAGCCAATATAAAAGTACCACTAGGAGCGACAGTAACCGTATCAAACAAAACATTCCCTCTAAAATAAACTGTTGTACCTGCAGCTAAGGTGCAATTTGTTAAAGACCATGATGTTGCGTCAAGAACTGCATCAATACTTGAGGAAATGTTTGCATCAGAAACAAGATTTTTGCACAACAAACCACCATTAACCATAAAATTATCAAATGTTATAGTATGGGTAGCTCCTGTTATAGTTACATCTCCAAGGTCTCTACTTTTGTGTACTAATACTACAATATCTGTTGATAAGCCAAACGTCACTCCTCCTGATGTTGCAATAGTATTTAATGGATAAAGAGTTGATGAAGCATGAATCTCAAGGGTTCCGCCATTAAAATCTATGGTTCCACTAGTAATTAAGGTTGTTCCCGTAACATCTAACAGATGATTGTTCAAATCCAAGGTTTGAGCATATGCCGAAATGGTTAGTGTTAAACATTCAGATGCAGAATTTAATGTGCAACGTCTCACTGAATTAGCATCAAAAATAACTTGAGTACTGCTGGATGGAACCCCTGCTCCACCAACTCCACCAGTGGTATAAGACCAATTTAGGGGGTCATTCCATACCGCAGTTACACCATCATCGACATAGTACCTTACCCCCGTGTCACTTCCAGACGAGCTACTTGAGGAACACCAACTAGATGAGCTACTAGATGAGCAAGAACAAGAGCAAGAACTTGACGAACTACAAGAACAAGAGCAAGAACTTGAAAATGAAGAGCTGCAAGAGCAAGAGCAAGAACTTGACGAACTACAAGAACAAGAGCTAGAGCAAGAGCAGGAGCAAGAACTTGATGAGCTACAAGAACAAGAGCTTGAGCAAGAGCAGGAGCAGGAGAAAGAACTTGATGAGCTACAGGAGCAAGAACTTGAGCTTGAAAATGAAGAACTACAGGAACAAGAACTTGAACTTGAAAATGAAGAACTACAGGAACAAGAACTTGAACTTGAAAATGAAGAACTACAGGAACAAGAACTTGAACTTGAAAAGGAAGAACTACAAGAGCAAGAGCTGGATGAACTACGGGAGCAAGAACTTGATGATGATGATGAATAAAAATTCCACCCATCATTATTCCCATTATTTACCCCTAAAATATCCAATATATCTTCACCAGGAATAGCATTGCTGTCCCTAACATCAACATATTCTACAGAGGGGGATAATGAGTTTACTTTAAGATTCCACTGTTGCCCGTTTGTTGTTGATTGTAAAACTATACGCTCACTGGACGTACCAACCCACGCAATGTTTGTAAACTCAAACTGGTCTGCGTGGTTGAACTTTACGGTACAATTTCCATTAATGGTACAAGTTCCTGTTAAAATAAAAGATTCGTTAAGAGTAACATCGGCTGTTCCCGCCCCAGTATCTAATATTTCTAAATCATAGACAGAATTTCCAGTAATACCAGTATCCCCAAAATCAGCAATCACACCACCAAGCACAGGAAATATTTCAATTTTAGATGTTCCGTAATTTATTTGTATATCCGCAGAGTTATCAAAGTTTGTCGTTCTAAGTGTACCCGAATTTATTCCAAATCCGCCCCCAATTATACATACTAGACCGTCATTGGTAAGGCTAATATCAAAACCATCATAGTTTTCAATCATCCCACCTACAATTAAATCCCCACACACCAAGTTTGCTTTTAAATACCAATATTTGTACTCTATAAGGGAAGGGAGAATGGTAATATTTTGAATGGTGGCGGTTGTTATGGTCATCCAAGGATTATTTGCATTACATTCAAAATATATTGGATTTGTCCCCAAATCACGGTCAAGTGTTGTTGAGTTTCTGAAAGTAACATCCACACATGTCCAAGTTCCTGATGTAATACTGGCAACACCATTTACAGTAAGAGATGCCCCCACACTCATATTTACTGTGACACCTCCAGGAATAGCATCGGCAGTAAGCGCAGCACATTCTGCATCAATATCTATAAGTAAATTAGGTGAGTTAATATCTAAATAAACGTCATTGCTACTGTCTGGTATAGGTGCACCACCTGCACCCCCAGAAGAAATTGCCCAATTTCCCTCATCAGACCACGTATTATCCACATCACCCACAAAATATCTATTACTACTGGCGGGAGAAGAGCTACTGCAAGAACAAGAACAAGAGCTTGAAAAGCTGGAGCTGCAAGAACAAGAACAAGAGCTTGAAAAGCTGGAGCTACAAGAACAGGAGCTACAAGAACTAAAACTTGAACTTGAACTTGAACTTGAACTTGAAAAGGAAGATGAGGAAGAGGAAGAGGAAGAGGAAGGAGGTTCATTTGCGTACAGTACATCAATTTCCTCTTGACTTAAAGCATGATCGTAATAACGAATATCATCTAATTTCCCATCATACTTTACAGTTGGCGCGTCCGCACGCTGCCCAAATTGAATCTCATCTGTAGCCTCTTGCCAAGAACCTCTCACTCCAGTACCTTCCAAAACCGCATCAAAATAAATTCTTGGCGCATCTGCCGACATTGTTCCAACAATAAGATGCCAATTTCCATCATTAAGAGTGTACGGATCAGGAAATCCCTCCGCATGAGAACTTTCTCCTTCACATTTTAATGAGAGCTGATTGTTGTTTTGTACACAAACAATCCAGCGACCAGCAGACCAGGGTCCACGGGTTACAAAAAAGACCTCAATACCAGCAGAACTTTGTACAGTTTTTATCCAAAATGCTATCGAAAAATTCCCCGTACCCACTCCATTAGGAGAAGTCAAAACACGACAATACTGGGTAGAGGCACTTGCAAACGGAAGGCTATGAGTTCCAACTATACAATCGGTACTCCATTCATTTCCAACAAAATTATAGAGGGTTGAGTTATATCCCCCAACAGAATCTACAGCAGTAGTTCCAGAAGCTTCGTCTAACTTCCATCGAGATATTAAAGCCATCTTTTTTCCTTACTATCCGACATTATCCATCCTTAAGAGTTAAATTAGGTGAACGAACTTCGGTGTCCAATGCATAAGAATTACCAACAACATTCAATTTTGATATTATTAACCCATCATTTCCACTTGGGTACTTCCATCCGTCAAGACCAAGATATACTGAAGTATCAATAAAGAACTCAAGCCCAACAACTGTTTCTGTTGAGTGCCTTGTACCGTCATAAGGATGTACTTTATAGCCTGTTGGTTGAATAGCTGCCTTAACACACAGATATACGCTATCAGACGCTCCTGTAGGAACATAAAGCTTATACGATGCGTTGCTTGGGTGGTTCAACCTTATTCCATTCTGGTCTATTCCAACACCCGCAGTAATGGTTATGTTATGTCCAGAAATATCCCCTACTTCCAATCCCCACGAAAAGCCAGCATACTTTATAAAATCTTTAGTAATATCTGTCAACTCATTTATAAGGTATTGTTGAAGCATATTAAGGTTGTCCGCAGTCACATCAAAACCGTGATTGAAAACAACACCTGGTAAATTTAATCCTTCTTCTACTAACATGTTACGTTCCTTTCAAAAAGGTATGGTAAGAGGTTCCATACCGATATCCTTTTTGTTCAAGCGCATATTTAAAGATGTCTGACTTGGAGTTTAACCTACATACATTACCAACTGCACCAGTTAAAACCTCAAAATTGTTATCTGAATATTCAATCGTTGAGTTTCCAGAAATATCGACAAATGCACCACTAGATGACATAGGTAATAGAACATTCGTTCTATAAAGATAATCATTCTCTGACATCCCATAAAGACCATATCCTAAACGACTAGAACCTTCTATTTTGCAAACGCTATCGGAATCACTTGATGATTTTCCTAGTAATTGAAATTCATAATAGTATTGGTATGTTACAATAACATCCCCAATAGCCGAAACAGATGCCGTTGAGTTTAAATTAATAATGGTTTTATCAATGGCATCCTGTTTGGCAAATGGGTTATAAGTTCCAGTAGCCAACGTTTCAAATACAGGAGCAATTCCAGAGGTACTAGCAGCTAAGGTTGAATAAACTTCAGGATCAGATGGATAAGCATCTGGTGTAGTTGCAGCACCTGTATGATAAACCCTCAATAGCGTACCATTTATTGGTAGTCTTGATAGTTGAACGTATTTATTTCCAGTATATGACACAGCCGACACAGACGCAACCTTCGCAGATGTTGACAAAATTTGTATGGTTTCTGCCGTAAACGTTTTGTGCATCACATTAACACTAATTGCACTATTGACTGTATCAACACTTGTTATGGTTCCAACAGCCTTTGAGGTTTGACCGTATATTATTGCATCTACTACAAAATCCACAGGAATTGATGATAGGGTAAGAGTAACGTCTGTAGTATATTTTATATCCTCTTGGCGTATTCTTTCGTTTACGGTTCTAACATAAGGTAAAGGTTCCGAGTTCGAGTCCAACACCAAAAGCTTTCCCCACCTTGTTGTACCATCCACATAAAAGTATTTTTCAGAATTAGATGCTTGGTAATAATAACCCCGTTGAAACTTTTCATAAGAGATAATTGGTGCTCTTGTGGGATCCGAATGCCCTGCCATAGTAACGATGGTTTTATCTGGAAAACCTTCGGCGGTCAACATAAAGCCAGTATTAAGAATATTTGAATCGTCTTCCCCCATATTTAGACGATGTGCCTCATATTTGTATATGTTTTGTAAAATGTCTGTTACATCCAATGTAACCCACGAAGGAGTATCAAGTTTTGGTATGTAAAACTCTTTAAGATATATTGCATCCTTTGAATCCTTTGCTCCATCAGTAGTCCAGTCTTTTGTCACCCATTCTTGTGTGGTACTCGAATACGCCCCGTCAAGAAGGTTGTAGCCCGTAAGGGACATTTTTTCACGGAAGTTCCAACAGACATCAGAGGTATCATAGTTCTTTCTTATTCTATACAGTCTTAAATATCCTGCATTAGTGTTGTTATAGACAAAAACCTTAAGAGAAGCTTTTTTCAACCAAGTCATATCCGAAACAGTATGGCTAAACCGTAGGATAGCCCGTTTTTCCCCATATATCATATGGGTTGCATCAAGACTAACCCCAGAAGCTCCATCATCTCTTTCCAAAACAACCCCATCAGCCTCCAAATTGTTAAGAGAATTGTATTCACTAATATTTGTAGAATAGTATGGAAGAAGGTATGGTCTTGGGGGTATAGCTATCGTTGGGTCTGTTTTGGAGAGGATACAAGAAAAATTACTTGCATCAGAACTGGCGTAGGTTAATGGAGTGTCTGAAAGCTGATGCTTTTTGTTGTACATATTTACATTAAAATTTTCCCAACCAAGATATTTGCTGTGCATTCTGATTAAGGTTGGTTCAGTACCCGAATACAAAACTCCAGCGCCAGTTTCTCCATCAGAAAAGTTAACAGACAATAAAGAAGCAGCTATAGGATTTGTGACAAATAAGGTTTGAACATCTATTCCTAATGTAACCCCACCAGAAATGTGCGCTCGAAACAAATAGGTGTTTGGCGTGTTTCCACCACTGTTAAGAACTTCCAACCATCCTTCGCCAAGCCCCGTACCTACGCCAGATGGGGAACAGTATAATTGGGTGTACGCCCAAAACCTGTCGTCAAGAAGATCAAATTGAAAATGGTTGTCTGTACCATACGGCATAAGATATCCACGATATTGATCCATCCCACTTGGTATAACATAAAGTTTCTGCTCACGGTCAGACTTCCACCAGTGATATTTGTTGTATTCCAAAACCGATTGCTGTGTCATTCCAAAAATGTTGTTACAAGCATTGTTTATTCCATACACCCTACCAACATTATCAATGTTAGTAAAAGAACCTTTTAAAGCGTTTTTGTACTGCCTTATTCCCTGATCCATTGTTTGGGATTTTAAAGGTTTTAGCCCAAGCAAGGTTCCAAAACCATAATACAGATCAGCGATAGAAATTTCTTTTTGTGAGGATACAGAAGGTTTGAACCCTTTTGTATAAATATATGGATAATCAATATATTTGTCCGCCACTACTTGAATATATTTTTCATAAAGAGTTAAAAACTGTTCTGCATACCCCATCAAAAATGTGTGTATTAGATATGCATTAATATGGACAAGATGCCCATTAGTGTTTATTGTAGTGTCTTTTCCAAATATCTCCTGCTGCTTCTTTGTCATAAAGAAGGTTACATTGCGCTTGGCATAAAGTGCGGTAGCATCAGCAGGAGCAGAGGCAATAAGAGCATTGTCAACGTAAAGATTGAACCCATTTAGCATTTTGCAAGTAGTCTGCCAAAGGTGTTCATCCGCCGAAAAATGTGCGGAAGATGATTGATCGTAAACTCTGGTTCCAGGCAAAGTCTGTACAAGAAACTGAAAGAATTTGTTAGAATAGCTGTCAGAAGGCTCAAACCCAAGACTATCAACTACCTTGCCACTATGCGTAACAGTATAATCTGATGTGTTTGTAATAACACTATTTGTTACCCTTACAAACCTTATTTTGTAATAATAAATGTTTCCAACACTAACGTCAGAATCCGTATAACTGTCATAACCTGTCCATTGAAGAGTGTCAAGAAGTTCGAAGGTTTCAAGATCACTTGAACGGTAAACCTCCGTATAGAGGTCTGTGTAAGCGTCAGAAGTGTTTACATGTTTTGCCCAATGAAGGTACATTGTACCACTAGCCGTAGGAACAACCGTAAAATCCTGCGGCGGAATTATGGAAACCGACAAGTCCGCTTGAAACAAATAGTCAGGTAGAACTGGTAAGGTGGTAACTCTGTAAAACTTTGCCATTTTTAGCCTATTTTAGCCCATTCTTTTGCGTTCTACGGCACTCTAAGCCTGTTTTCGCCTACTATCATTGGTTCCTAAAGCCACCCTTAAAACGCATCCTACGAAGCCATGTTAAATAGGTTAAGTTAATTCTAATTAACTCAACTTAACCTATTAAACCACAAAACCATAAAATACCAACCGCAATAGGGTTTGAGCAAACATTATAAAAAAAGTAATAAAGGTTGCTCATATAAAATATGCAGTTAGTAGAGAACGTAGCCTGTCTTTGGTTTCCGTTCCATCTGGTTTTGCCAATTCAGAAAGTACATCCCTAAACATTCTCAAAACCGCAACCCGTCTTTGAACCGTAAGCTCTTCCGTTGTGATAAAACCTTCACAAAGCATTTTTATATATTCTGACGGCTCACCTTTTTTATATGCTGAAACAGCGTTTAAAATAAAGTTATCGTGAATATCAAAACGCTCTGGATCAAGGTCTTCTTTCCGATCACAAAGAATGGCTTGCTCTAAAAATTTCTTTGCATCTCCAGCCCTCATTTGTCATCCTCCTTCGTTGTCTCCTTGATCTTCTCCACAAGCTTTTTACCCTTACGCCCATCATCAACACTTCCCCAACATTCGAAGGTTGTGAAGATTTCAATAAGTTTATTGAACTCACTCTCCTTCAACTTCACCTCACAATCTTTGAAGGCTAACGACTCCCCACCAGCAACAGTTTTTTTATCTGCCGTGCTCTCAAGCTTCTCATACAGCTCAAGTCTTGTGTCAATCTCACTCGTAGTAAGACCCCTTTGAGGGTTTGTCGGAGCATTCACGATCTGGAAAGCAAATTTTGCTTCCTCAGCCGTCAGTTTAAGGTTTCTCATAGTTCATCCTTTCAATTAAGTTTAAGGTTTATCATTACAACAAATTTACATACTTCCATGAACCCAAAGATTTAAAACAAATCTTAGGATAGCCAACACCAGTAGCGATAGATACAACTAAAGAACCCTCTGGCAACCAAGGGAGACTACTCAAATTAAGAGTGGTGTATGGAACTTTTAAATAACCAAATGTTGAAATAGATCCAACTTGTGTGTCTGTATTAGGGTAGGCACCAGATGCAGTGCTAGGTACAAAAGAAATAACATTGGATTCAAGTTTAATATATGTGCTCATACTTGCAACAGTTGACAACTGAGTAAAGGTGCTTCCTACATAGAATACCGATTGAGAAGAGATAGTTAGTGTACAACTAGCTGGGGTGGAACCATAAATAGTTAAAGTATTTGCCAAGTTTGGGGAAAGTCGTGCATACGTGCTGTCTGCAGCTAGACAAGAATACCCATTAACAACCCCCGCCAACGCAGAAGTAGTTGCTTTAAAATAAACCCCCGTAGTATCTGTAACATAATATCCAAAACGATAATCTCCCGCCTTAAGCCAAATAGATCGCCTTGAAGATGAATCATAAACATTAGCCAAAATTTCATTGGAACTGTTACATATCAAATAGGTATCTAAATTACCCTGTACTCTAGCGTATGTTGACAGCCCAACAAACGCAGGTGTTATTGGTACTGGTGCAATATTGTGCCCAAACGCAGTGAGAGAACCTGTCATATACAGTCTATACGCCCCAGTAGGAAGATCATCCGACAAATAAGCGGTTGCACCCCCCAAAGCAAAAGAATACCCAGCAGTTGTTGCACCAAACTTCAATTTTGTCTGAGAACCTTCTATGGCGAGAGCTTGGTTACTGTTTTGATATGCATAAAGCTGATCTGACGATGTAGCTGAAAAGTACGTTGTTAACGTACCTTGCAATCTTAAATAGGTACTAGTAGCTACGGCCAACGGTTGCGTATAGGCTACCGTAAAATTATGCCCAAAAACACTCAAAGAAGGAGTAACGTAAAGGCTATATTGACCACTCGTAGCCCCTTGTAAATAAGAAGAGCTTGCGTTCAAAGAAAGAGTGTATGAAGACACATATTTTAATGTTGTTTGTGCACTATCAATTGCAATAGTTAAATTACCACCTCGATAAGCATAAATCTGATTTGAAGAGTTTGCCTGTAAATATGTTGTGGTTGTTCCCTGCAGCTTTATATCAGTTGATGTTCCAATAACAACAGGCTGTGTCGGAACTGCACTAAAACCATGCCCCAAAATAGTTGAGGTTGATGAGGACACAAATCTATAAGAACTTCCAAACCAACCTATAAGGGCAGACGCACTAACCCCAAAATAACTTGTGCCATCATAAGCAAGCTTAGAGGATGTGGACAATAATAACGCCTCTCTTCCACTAATAGTAACCCGCATTCCACGAGTCCCAAGAACATCCAAATTATAGTAAGGTGTTAGCGGAGCAGTTGCATATGTCCAAGCACCTACACCAACAACAGGTTCGTTACCAACCATATGAGTATGAATCAAAGTACGCTCAAATGTGGAACCCGTAGTAGGTAAGGTAATTGTAGGATTAGTGTCAAACCTTCTAATATGTACATTATTACTTGCAGGATCAACCGCAACTATAAAGTTTTGAAAAATAGCACCCAAGTCAAGTAGCGCACCAAAAGCCTGCGTTCTGTAAACGTTATATTGATCAGACTGTAAAAGTATTACCCAAGAGTTATCCGATGTCTTATAACAAGGAACACTTTCCCACCTAATAGCGTCTGTACCATTAGAATAATACACATTAAACCGCATACAAAGTTTTGTAGCCGTAGCATGTGTAGGATAGGAGGTTGCAGTTTCAGTCAAACTCGTTATCTCTGATGGTAAATTTGTTATCTCAAGATATTGCTTTATGTTGTTGTTCGTAACACCGTTTGTGTACTGATTGAAGGTTACGGAGCCACCAGCAACCATAATATTGTCCACAATAGAGGAGGTTCCACCGATGGAGGCTTTGACTAGTTGTTTCACATTACTATCACTTAGGTCCGTTTCTGATACTAAGATCTTTGCATTTGCAAATTCATCACTTGGGTCATAATTATCTGGACGCGCCACAACACTGTAGAGGGTTTCTCCGTAAAAAGATAATGAACCCGACTTATTCAAATCTATATTTGTAAAGTCATATTCTCCAGGGCGCTCTGTTTCGTCTGCAACTAACGCAGAACAAGGAATGCCGTTCTTATCAAAAACCTCCGTAGCTAAGGTTGTAGTTCCCTGATTATATATGTCTTTTTTGTTCGTTGTAGGGTTGACTTTTATTTCAATTTTTCCTTCATAGAGAAGAAGTTCAAGATCATTATCAGGCGCGAAGGTTAGAGAATCTTGAACACTTACTGAATAACTTCTGTATAATGTTACCATGCTACCACCTATTCACTAACGTTAAAAGTGTCATAAGAAAAAGCAACTTCATTCAAAATAGCAAATTGGTTGTCTTTTACCACAACAGGATCGTTCCTGTCACCTGTAAGAGTGTTTATAACAAAAAAAGTATCAAAATCAAACGACACAACCCCCGCTGTTCTTAGAATTATGTTTGAAATATCGGAGTGTGATATATCAGCGCCAATACCTTTTCTACTGTACTGCCGCCCGAAAGAAGTTGTACCCCCATTAAAATAACACTCCAAATTGCTAGTAATGGTATCTTGGACTGTTGTTTGATCGTAGCCAAATGCAATAGTAGGTTCGCATATCACCTTAACAGGAACTTCAATTGCTTTCCTAACAAGTGGGGATGGCCCAACAAGTCTCTCAGTATCAATATCAAAAACATTCTGTAGTTTATAAGGTTGCTTATCATACCCATATAATAGCTTAATTACTCTTTTGTATGTTCCCGTATTATGTGCAAGACGAACTCTTACAACATCCATAGCTTTCGTTGATCCACTAAAGGTTCCAGAATCTTTGACTATTTCAACAATAGTGTTTGTACCATCAGACACAATTTGAACTTCCGTTGTAGGAGCCGCAAGCGCATATCGGAACAACGTTGGGGTAAAGTTTTCAGACAACGGCTGATTCTTTGGGACAAACGTAAAAATTTCCGCATCAGGGTTATCAGATTCCCCAGGCCAATAAATGTTCTCTTCCACAACCTCAAGGTCTTCTCCTGTAAACTGTGAAAAAATGTCGCAGACAGAACCCACATAGATGTCGTTTTCGGGGTCGTCTGTGTCAATTGTAACTACATCATCAACGTAAGACTGTTCTTCCGCCAAACCTTCAAGATATGCTTTTGAGCCGCCTACCCGTTTTGTGTTTACTGATTGGCATCGAGAGATAAGGTTTAGGTCTGTTTCCTCATCCGTACCACCGGAAATAGCGGAAACGTTTGAGCAATAAGAGAAGTTTGATGGTTTTGTTGTCATTCCATTGATCGCACTTACAACGGCATTACCAGAAGACCCCGTAGAAGATGCTTCCACAGGAACATCGACATAGTACAACCCAGTTGTTGAATCTAATATTGGTATAATGTTTGTTATGGCCGATGTAGCTATATAGGAGGTTGTTTTGCTTGTAAACTCTGTAGAAGTACTCCATGAAACGGGTGTAGCATCGTAAAGGTACAGCCTAATCGTCCCGCTTGCTGCCGTCCCCTCACTACGTGTGATATCAAAGTCAGCCACATATCCATCAAGGCGGTCTGAAATCCAGGTGTTTATATCATCAACCGTATAGGCGGAACCGTCCTGTTTTGTTCCAAGAACCTCAGCCAGTGTGGTTTTAAAATCTTCGTCATTTATGAGATTAGTAAAATCATTAAGGTTTCGTGTTCTGTCTTCAAATTCTAAGAGCGCATCAAATCGATAAAATTGACCTGCGGGAGACGAAATGACAACATCATGTTGCGTATCTCCAGCAACAATTTTGATATCACTGCGAAGCGCGAGAATGGCATCAATAAGTTCTTGCTTTATTTGTTCCAAAGAACGCATTATTTATCCTAATGTAAAAGTATATCCATTTACTGTCTTTGACTTTTTCCTTAAAGCACGCGAAACATTTATTCTATTTACACCAAGCTCTTTAGCCGCATTCGCAATACTAGAGAAGACCACCCCATCACTTCTAATTACTTGTTTTTTATGTGGATTACTTTCTGATAATATTTTTTTAAACTCTTCACTCCATGACCTTCCCTTGTTCCATGTAGATCGCCCTTTTTTAACATCGGACATTCTTTGTAAAGTGCTCTCAGAAAATATATTTGTTTTTCCTTTATTCCAAGGCGTTTTACCAATTCTAGATTCTGATAAATGTTTTTTATGTTCTTCGCTAAATTTTCTTCCTCTAAGAAGAAACTTCGGTTTGCCTTTATTTGACTCAGAAATTTTTTTTCTTATTTCTAAACTCCAAGCTTTTCCTTTGTTGTGTGGAACTACCCCTATTTTTTTAATTGACATTTTTAATCTCGCTTCAGAAGAATGAGTATATCCAAGAGCACCATGCTCTCCACCAAGAGTTTCATTATACCCATATAAAGAATTGTTAGCTTTATAATAAGCAATATAATGTTTTTCAAGTTCATCTAATTTTTTTGTATCAGAACAAACAGCAATTGTTTCCCATAAAAAATTATTCCAACCATATTTTTTAACAGCATTATGAAAATAAGTGCCGTCTTTACTATAAAAATGTTCTTTTTTCCTTTTATCCAATATTGACCTGTTTGTTTGTCCAATATAAACTTTACCATTAAGTATATTAGTTGCTTTATAAATAAGCACGTTATAAAACTCCTATGTTCGTAATGGTTGAGGATGATTTCAACGCCAGTTGTATCTTACTTGTTGTTGGATCGGTACTGTCCTCCGTCACAATTAGCTTTGTCATGGTTTCAATTAAATCCTCATCTTCAAAATTTTGTATGTCTTTCTGCTCATCATTAAATAATTTTAGTGACATGATTGCCATTGTCAAATCCATAAACAAACTCATACGCCTAACAATTATGTCCTTCTCGCCAATTAACGAATATATTTTGCTTCCGTAGCCGTTGCTTTGGCGCTCCGTAAAAATACATTTTAATGCGGATTGGACACGCTGCTCGTCATTGGTAATCATTTTAAGGTTGCCGTTGCCATCAATATCCCAATCCGTATAGTTCCACGTATCCGTAGATGAGTTCGAATCACCAAACCTAATATCTAAAGGGGATTGATTCTCTTGATTTACAAGTTGAAAACTGTTTTTCATCCTAATTCCATAGCTAAATAGTTCAGTCCTTCTATGTACAACAGATATTGACGTAAAAGCGAACATTTTTGACAACAGAGGATGTTATACAGCACAGTCTCATAACCCCCTATTATTATTAATATTATATAGCATAATTGGTTAGATGCCGCTAATATCAACTGCGCTCCAACTACTGCTAGTGCGGACAAACAGTGGTTTTGCTATCCAAGAGCCACCAATATTTGTTAAAAGCCGTGCATTAACCCATGCGGTCCCATTCCACCTTTTTAAAACTGCAAGGGCTGTTGTGGAGCTACTTGAACTACTCGATATTGAGTCTAAACTGGACGAGCAAGAACAACTGGACGAGCAGGAGCAGCTTGAAGAACTAGAAAAACTGGAACTTGAGCAAGAGCAGGAACAACTGGACGAGCAGGAACAGCTTGAAGAACTGGAAAAACTGGAACTTGAGCAAGAGCAAGAGCAGGAACAACTGGACGAGCAGGAACAGCTTGAAGAACTGGAAAAACTGGAACTTGAGCAAGAGCAGGAGCAACTGGACGAGCAGGAACAGCTTGAAGAACTGGAAAAACTGGAACTAGAGCAAGAGCAGGAGCAACTGGACGAGCAGGAACAGCT